CACGGATGCCGTGGCCAGCAGCGGACTTCCGACCGGCGCGACGCTTGGCCTGCGCAATCTGAACGGCTCGGGCATTTTGACGGCGACGGGTGCCACGCTGGATGAGGTCGCGATCTTCGACTACCTACGCTACACCGGCACGACCTATACGGCTCCGACTGCGCCATTCACTGGCTTTGAGGCCGGCATCGTCGCCCTATTCCACCTCGACGCGAGCTGCGCGGAAACGGTGGACAACTGATGGCCTACCACTCGTTGAAGAACTCGCGCTCCTCGTCGGTCATCGCAATGGCCTTCTTGGCGCGCGCACGTACCCAGGCCCACAGGCTCTTGATCTTGGCCGCCATTTCGTTCTCCTCTTTGGCGCGACTGTACTCGACCATGGCCGCCGAACACAATGAATTGACCTGAAAGCCGCCCATGCCGCAAGACATCCTCACTGAAGCCAAGGAGCGTTTCCAGGAGTGCACGGACGCTTTCAGCGATGAACGCACCCGCATGCGCGAGGACTTCGAGTTCTCCAACCCTGCCGATCCGCAGCAATGGACGCCAGAGGCCCGCAAGGCACGCGAGAAGGCCGAAGGCGGCGCACGCCCATGCCTGACCGTTGACTCCACCAATCAGTTCATCCACCAGGTGGTGAACGACGCCCGCCAGAACCGGCCCGGCATCGATGTTCTCCCGGTCAACAGCGAGGCCAACATCAAGACGGCCGGCTATCTCGAAGGGATGATCCGGCAGATTGAGTACGCCTCGGCTGCGGACATCGCCTACGACACCTCGATCGATCATGGCGCCCGGGCCGGTTGCGGCTGGATTCGCGTCCTGACCGAGGTTGTCAACGAGCGCCTGAACGAGCAGGAAATCCGCATTGGCAGCGTCGAGGACTCGCTTTCCTGCATGATCTCGCCCGAGTCAGTGCGCCCGGACGGCTCGGACGCCTTCGACGGCTTCGTCAGCACGATCATGAGCAAGCGCGGCTTCGAGCGGAAATACGGCGAGAAGGCATCGCATACCTCTTGGGACAGCGCCACGTCTGGCGGCTGGGTCATGGCTGACCAGATCCGGGTGGCTGAGTTCTACAAGCTCATCACCAAGACGGTCAACAAGCTCGAAATCATCCTGCCTGACGGCTCGACGACGACCCTCGACGAAGACGAATATTGGAGCCTGGCCAAGCGGCTGGGCTTCAAGCCTCAGGTGCAGTTGCAGTACACCGCGCCCGAGAAGTCGGTGAAGTGGTACTGCATGACCGGCTCGGATATCCTCGATGAGACGGATGTGCCCAGCGAGTGGATTCCGCTGGTTCCGGTCTACGGCAACATCCTGTGGATCGACGGCAAGCGCTACGTCTCTGGCATGACGCGCCAGCTCATGGACGGCCAGCGCTTCAAGAACAGCGAACGCAGCGCCTGGCTCGAGCTGATGCAGATGCAGCCGAAGGCGCCCTACATCGTGGCGTCGGAGTCGATCGGCAACCATCGCGCATCGTGGCAGAACTCCAATCGTTCGAATGCCGCCTATCTGATGTATGACGCCCTCGACGACAACGGGAATGCACTTCCGCCGCCGCGGCGTGAGCAGCCGCCGATGTCCTCGCCCGCGCTGCTCCAGGCCGGCCAGATCGCGACGGATGACATGCAGCAGTCCATGGGCATGTACAAGTCGAACTTCGGCGCACCGTCCAATGCCGTCAGTGGCCGCGCGAAGCTGCAGGATCAGCGCGAGGGCGACACCGCGACCTTCCACTACGTCGATAACCAGCGCCGCAGCATTGCCCACGTCGGCCGGATCATCGTCGGCATGGCTCCGCACATCTACAACACGGCCCGCGAGATCCGTACCCTCAACCTCGATGGCTCGTCCAAGATGGTCAAACTGGCCCAGCAAGGGCCGGCGCATCAGGTAGGCAGGCAAGGGCAGCCGGACATCATCAATCTGACCGCGGGCGCCTATGACGTGCGCGTGAAGGCTGGCCCGGCCTATTCGACGGCCCGCCAGGAGGCCAATGATGCCCTGACGGACATCCTGGCCAAGAACCCGGCCATGGTGCCCATCATTGGGCCGATGTGGGCTCGCCTGCAGGACTTCCCGGAAGCCGACAAGCTCGCTCGAATCCTTACCGCGATGGCTCCCAAGCCGGTGCAGGACATCGAGAACGAGGATGCGACGCTCGACCCGAAGGCTCAGAACATCGTCAGCGGGCTTCAGCAGCAGATTCAGCAACTGCAACAGCAGCTCCAGCAGGCCCAGGCCGCGGCTGACCCGGTGCAGGCGAAGCTCGCCCTCGACAAGCTCAAGATTGACGACGATTTCCAGGTTGCCAAGTTCGAAGCCGAGACGAAGCGCCTCGCCGCTCTGAACCCGCCGAACAACCCGACGATGACGCCTGAGGAAATCCAGGTCATGGTGATCGACATGCTGCACGAGATGTCGCAAACCCAGCTTGGCAACCCTGGAACGCCTCCACTCGGCCCGGATTCGCAGTTCACGCCTCCTGCCGGCGCTGGAATGGGGCAGCCGCAGCCAGGAATGGCCCCTGGTGGCCCTCCGCAAGGCGCACCCATGGGAATGCCGCCGCAACAGGCGTCGATGGCTCCTGCGGCCCCGCAGATTCCAGGCGGCTGACCGGGGTGGATTGCACAACCTCTTTTTTTGCCCGACAATATAAGTGAGCACTCACTTCGCGCAGTGCACCAAGAGCGCGATGACCCAACTTTGCGAGAGCAATGCCTGACTTCAATGCCACTCCCGGGGCCGCGCCGGTTGATGCCACGAACGAACCGTCTGCAGTCGTGGGGCAGACCGAGGAACGCACCGAAGGCGAAGGCGCCGAGGGTGGCGAGCAGCAAGAAGCTCCGAAGGAACTGACCGCGGCTGAAAAGGCTGCCAAGGCTCTGGAGCGGCGTGTCGCAAGGCTCACGCGTGAACGGTACGAAGAACGTGCCCGCCATGAATTCGAGCTTGAGCAGGCACGCAAGGCTGCAACCCCTCCGAAGTCCGAAGCCGATGGTGAAAAGCCTCACCTGACGCACGAGGAAGTCGAGCAACGCGCCCGAACGATGGCCGCAGAGATCGCCGAGGCGAACAGCTTCAACGATCGATGCAACAAGGTCTTCGAAGAAGGCAAGAAGCTCTCTCCGACGTTCGCCGACGACCTGAAGACGATTCGCGATGAGGTTGGCCCGCTGTTCGACAAGAACAACCGACCGACGGACTTCATGAAGGCAATCCTGGACGCAGATGCGCCCGCCCGCCTCCTGAAGCACTTCGCGGACGACATCGAGGCCGCCGCCGAAATCGAAGCCCTTCCGCTGCGCCAGCAGATCCGTCGTATCGCGCTCTTGGAGCAATCCATGGGCGAGGCATCCAAACCGAAGCCGAGCACTGCTCCCAAGCCAGTTGCTCCGGTTCGCGGGGGCGGTGGAGGCACGGGGGAACCCGACGCTGACAAAGACCCGGTGGGCTGGATCAAGTGGAGCAACGAGCAACTGCGTAGGCGCTGAGACCCTGAAAGGGCTCCATCATGGCTACCAGCAGCAATACCCTCGTCACGCCGACCAAGATCCTGGCGAAGACGATGCAGATCATCCACAACGAGTCGGCGTTCCTGGGCAACATCAACACCCAGTTCAACGACGAGTTCGGCAAGAAGGGCATGAAGGCGGGTAACACCGTCTATCCGCGTCGCCCGGTGCAGTTCACGGTTCGCAGCGGCGCCACGGCTTCCCTGCAGAACGTCGTGGAAACGACCGAGCCCATCGTCGTCGAGCCCGAGTTCGGCATCGATTGGGACTTCAGCGACTACGACATGTCGTTGACGATCGACGAATTCACCGACCGCTACCTGATGCCGGCCGGCAAGAAGCTCGCGACGGAACTGGACACGCGCATCGCGAGCCGCTTCTACCAGCGCATCTACAACTTCGAAGGCACGCCGGGCACCACGCCCAACACGTCGCTCGCCTTCGGCAAGGCTGCCGCACGCCTGGCTGACCTTGGCTGCCCGCCGCAGGATCTGGTGATGGCCGTCAACCCGACGACCATGGCCTACGCCGCGGACGCGCTGAAGGGCCTGTTCAACGACCAATCGACGGTCGGGAAGATGATCAAGACCGGCCTGGTCAAGACCCATCTGGGCATGGACTTCCAGCGCTCGCCCAATGTCCCGACTCACACGGTCGGCACCTACGGAGGCACTCCGCTGTCGAACGGCGCCACGCAGGGTAACGCCGGCACCGGCAATGCCTGGGTGGCGACCTCGGCCATCATCACCGATGGCTGGACGGCCACGACGACCGCGCTGAACGTGGGTGACATCATCACCTTCGCTGGCACGAACGCCGTGAACCCGGACAACAAGCAGGATCTGGGCTACTTGAAGCAGTTCGTGGTGACTGCGGTCACGACCACGGACGGTTCTGGCAACTCGACGATCACCGTCTCGCCGGGCGTGATCGCGGGCGGCGCCTACCAGAACGTGACACAGCGCATCGCGGACAACTCGACGATCACCGTGGTGACTGGCGCCTCGGCCTCCGTCCACCCGCAGAACGTCCTGTTCCACCCGGACGCCTTCACGATGGTCACGGTCGAGATGGACAAGCCCAACGGCATGGACATGGCCGAACGCCTGACCTACGAGGGCGTGTCGATGCGCTTCGTCCGCGGCTTCGACATCACCAACAACATCCGGATCTGCCGCTTCGACATCATGGCCGGCTTCGGATCGCTCCAGCGTGATTGGGCTTGCCGACTGACGGCGTAAGGGAAGTCTCCTCCTGCCCCTAACAAGGGGCTTCGGGGAGGCTTCGGCCTCCCCTCTTTCATAGGGAAAGCATCATGTCTATCAGCATGACCGATGGCAACGTACAGGGCCTGTTCCTGTTGCAGTTGACCATCAACCCGGCGAGCGTCGCCGCCGTCACCACCGCGGAGCAGACGTTCACGGTCAATGGGCTGCGCGCCTCCGACATCGCCATCAGCGCCTCCATGCTGACGGCGAGCGCTGGCCTTGGAATCGCTGGCGTGCGTGTCTCGGCTGAGAACACGCTGGCCTTGACCTTCGTCAACCCGACTGCGGGCGCAATCGACGCCGCATCTGGTCTCTTCAACGTCCTCATCGCACGCCCGAACACTCCGACGCTGCTGGGCGGTCTGTCGTGAGGCAGGGTGGCTACCCGTGCTGGCTCTACTCGGTGGCCGGCCCTCGCCTGATCAAGACGGAGCAGGAGCACGAGAGTTTGGAGGGGGACTGGTACGAGAGCCCCGCCGACATCCCGCCCGCCGCCGAAGTCGCGGTAGAACGCGCCGGGCTGCTCGAGCGCGCCTCCGCGGTTGGCTTGAAAGTCAACGGCACTTGGGGCGAGAAGCGGCTGACGGCTGAAGTCGAGAAGGCCGAAGCTGCGAAGGCTGCTGAAGGGGCTGGCCAGTGACCACGGCCCGTCAACTGCTCACGGGCGCGCTGAAGTCGGTTGGCGTGCTTGATCCTGTCGAAGCGATTTCGCCAGAGGATGCAGCTGACGGGCTCGACCTCCTGAATGAGCATGTGGACGCCTGCAACAACGACAGGCTCTACATCTTCACGACCTCCGAAGTCGTGTCCTCGTTCGCTGGCATGACGGCCACCATCGGCCCGGGGATGCAGATCAACACGCCGCGGCCAATCGGCATCGAGAGCGCGTTCTACCGCATCGGCGGAATCGACTACCCGCTAGAGATCGTCGAGAAGCCTCGCTACGACGCCATCCAGATCAAGACGACGCCTACCGGCTTCCCTGACCTGCTGTACTACGACGGTCAGGCGCCCACTGGCACGGTGTTTCTCTATCCAGTCGCGCAAGGTCTGACCGAGTACCACATCACAGTCCTCCAGCAGCTCACGCAGTTTGCTGACCTGGACACGGACTATGCGCTGCCGCCTGGCTACCGGCGCATGCTTCGCTATTCGATGGCTGAAGAGATGGCGCCCCTCCATGGTCGAGAGCCGTCCCCTACGGTGCTTCGCATCGCGCAGGCCAGCCGCAGGGCAATCCGTCGTTCGCAGGAATCCGCGCCGCTGATGTTCCTGGACTCGGCGATCGATGGACAAGCCTCGGGCCGCTTCAACATCCTGTCCGGCCGTAACGGAGGCTGAGCATGGGCGCGATTCAGATCGTCGGGCCGTCCTACAATTTGCAGACGCGCAAGGCGGATTGCCAGCGATCGGTCAACCTCTACCCGGCCATCATGGAGGCGCCAGGCGGAAAGGCTGCGGCCATCCTGAAGCCTGTTCCTGGCCTGACTCTTTTCTCCACGCTTGGAACCTCGGCAGTGCGTGGCTGCAAGGAAAAGGATGGCCGCGCGTTCGCAGTCTGTGGGGCGACCTTCTACGAGATCTTTGCCGATGGCACGTCCATCGCGCGCGGAACCGTCTCCGCTGGAACGACGCCGGTCGAGATCACGTTCAATATCAACCAAGTCGGCATTGTTGACGGGACTGGTGGTTGGTATTTCGATCTTTCCATGTCGGTGCTGACGCCGATCTATACCCCTGGGTTCTATGGAACGCCGCGGCTGGCGAATATTGACGGATATGGCATCGCCGTGCGACTCGGAACGGGGCAGTTCTACATCTCCGCAATCGATGACTTCTCCCAGTGGAACCCGCTCGACTTCGCGACCGCGGAGGGATCGCCGGACAACCTGCTGACGGTCGTTGCAAGCCACCGCGAGGCATGGCTAGGCGGCTCGAAGACAACCGAGGTTTGGGACGACGCTGGCACGGCGGATTTCCCCTTCGAGCGCATCGGATCGGCCTTCATCGAGCATGGGACGACGGGGCCATATTCCGCGCAGGCACTCGACAACACGGTTTTCTGGCTAGGCGAGGACGGCATTGTCTGGCGTGCCAATGGCTATTCGCCTCTGCGGATCTCGACGCATGCCATCGAAGAGGCGATCGGAACCTCTACGAATCTCGCCGGGGCGACAGCATTCGCCTATCAGCAGGATGGACACACCTTCTACTGCCTGAACATCCCAGGGCTTCTGACGACGCTTGTCTATGACGTGGCCTCGCAGTCCTGGCATGAGCGCGCGGAGCTGGTTGACGGGGCCTATCAGCAGCATCGCGCGACTTGCCATATGTTCGCCTTCGGCAAGCACCTTGTCGGATGCTCTGACGGGACGCTGTGCGAGTTCGATCGCCAAGCCAACACCAACAACGGCGATGTCCTGGTGCGTGATCGCATCAGCCCGCACTTGGCGACGCCGACCTACGACATGCAGCCATTCTCT